ATTAGGTAACGCTACGCAAGCGTCTGTCGGTGCTGAGTTAGAACTGACACTAACAGGTGCGGCAGGTGGTACATATCAGACAGTAACTGGCTTGACCGCTGGAGAGCCTTTAACCATTGGTGGAAACTTCCGTGTAGGTACTGCGGCAGCGGCTCAGTTCCGTGTCTATGACGACGCGGGGACATTCGCTGGTACGCTCTATGAAGAAACAACATCTTCGGGAACAGATGTACCAGCGACTATCACTATGGTTCCAACAGGGACAGCCGTTACCGTCTACCTACGGGCAAGTGGGTCGTCGGGTCAGACAGCGTTCTTCGATGACGTAACGGTAGCTGTCGCAGACTATGACCGCTCGACTAAAGGCAACCACCTCGCAGTAAGCGGTACGATCTCTAGAGTTAATGTAGATACAGAGATTATCGGGGACGAACAAATCTGTGTCTACAGCGGCTTCGGTGCAAGCAACTACCTGACGCAGCCTTACAACGCGGACTTGGACTTCGGCACTGGCGACTTCTATTTGACAGGCTGGTTTAAGACGCCAAACGTAGGTATCGACTATCTGATACAACGATCCGAGCCATCTACAGCATCGGGCCACGGTTTCCTTATTTACCTTGACGGTAGTGGTTTTGTCAACTTCGCTTGCCGTGATGGCGGCGGGACAACCAACACCCCAGGAATTAAAAACCACTGCAACGATCTTTGGCATCAGTTCTATGTTACTAAAACGGGTTCTGGCGCAATCCAATCAATTTACGTTGACGGGGAGCTAGAGGCTACAGAGACAGACACCGCAGTAACAATCAGCGGCGGCGGCGACGAAAAGCTGTGGATTGGCCTTCGCGCTGATCTAAATTCGGTCTTTTCTGGAGGTAAGCTGGCTATGGTACGCATCGGCGCAGGCGCACCAACAGCAGCCCAGATCAAGAAGACTTACGACGACGAGAAGTACCTGTTCCAAGAGAACGCCAAAGCAGTCTTGACCAATTCAACAGTCGAAGCACTAGCTTTCGACAAAGATACGAACCTACTGCATGTCGGTGGTGACGTGGGTATTGACGAGTTCCAAGGGCTTCGTCGGGTAGACACAACAGCAACACCAGTTACGGCTGCAATCAGCGCAGCTAACACATTGGTAGCATCGGAGTAAGAACATGTCAGTCAACGTAACAAGAGATGCGGTCAATCTACGCGAAGAGTTGAACGCGCTTCGTAATCAGGGTCTGTTCTATGAGGAAGGAGAGTTTACCCCAGTTGCTTCTGATACAAACAATCTAGCGACAGGGAACGACGCATCCACCAATAGTGCTTTTGGGTTCTATGTCAAAGTGGGTACTCTGGTGACGGTTTCCATTGGTCTTATTAACATAACCACGACAGGAATGATCGCAGGTAATATTTTTTATGTGCTGGGTCTGCCGTTTCTAACCAGCGGAGATAGTTTTAAGTGTCTTAGTGTTGGAGCAGTTAGAGCTGACCGTATAACACATGACGGAGCAACAATAACTGTCGAGACAAATGGGGTAAACGCTAATTGGTGTATGTTCAAACACAGCATCAGTAATGCTGTCGATGAAGACGTCCTTGTGAGTGATTTTTCCTCTGGAAACGCCGACATATTCTTCACTCTATCGTACAGAACAGATAGTTAATCCCCTAACTGAGGGTAAGTTATGCCATTAGTACCATTAAAGATACCAGCAGGTCTCTACCGCAACGGCACCCCGTATACGGGCAAGAACCGCTGGGCTGATGGCAACCTAGTGCGGTGGCATGATGGCGCTATTCGGCCTATCGGAGGTTGGCAGCGCCGCACTGCCGAGAACTTTTTGGACATCGCCGCGATCATCTCTGATCCTACGCTTGAAGCTGTGCGTGACTTGTTCACTTGGCGTGACCTTGATAACAAAAGCAACACGGTGCTTGGTTCTAACGTAGGGCTTTATCATCTAGATAATGTTGGTGTTGTTACTGACATTACTTACGCTGGCTTCGTGTCCTCAGACAAGGACATGATCACCTTCGCTGGATACGGAGAGAACCCTTACGGCTTCGGCGCGTATGGCGCTGCCAATCCGCTAACAGGTATCGACCCTATCTTGCCAGCGCGGTGGTATTACTCTAACTTTGGCGAAATCCTTATTACTGGATCACGCGCTAACGGCGGCATGTATGAGCTAGACATAGCCACGCTAACGCTGTCTCTAGTGACCAATGCTCCTACCGACGTGCAGGACGCTATCGTCACAGACGAGCGCCAAGTATTGGCTATTGGCGGCGGAGACATACCACGTCGCCTACAGGCCAGTGACATCGAAGACCGCACAGACTGGACACCAGCCACGAATAACCAGTCTATTGATCGTGTTATCGCTGGTAACGGCAAGCTGTTGCGCATCATCAATGTGCTTAACTCTATCCTGATCCTCGGAGAAAATGACGCCAACGTAGCTCAGTATATCGGACCTCCTTACGTCTATCGGGTAGACATCGCTGGCGAGAACTGTGGTCCGCTAGACGCTGGCGCAATCGCTAAAACTGATCGCTTCGCTGTTTGGTGGGGCGACCGTAATTTCTGGCTATTTGATGGTACTGTACGGCCTGTTCCGTGCGACGTAATCGACTTCCTTTATGAAGATTTGGACTTCTTCCAGCGCGGCAAAATCTCCACGTTCACCAACACTGATTATTCGGAAATCTGGTGGCTGTATCAATCAACGTCCACCACGACAACTGAGGTAGATAGCTACGTCATGTGGGACTACCAGATGAACACTTGGCAGACGGGCAGGCTCAACCGCACCGCTGCTTTGGACAAAGGTATTCTGACTACTGTGCTGGCTATCAATCCTGATGGTGAGATATTCAACCATGAGCTATCAGACACATTCCCCTCAGAAGGGGAATGTTTCATTGAGAGCGGGCCGCTAGACATTGCTGACGGCGCTGTCAACATGGCTGTGCGATACATCTACCCAGACACGGCAGCTACTGGCGGCATTACGTTCACTCTTAAAGGGCGGCAGCTACCCAACGCACAAGAGTTTGATTATGGTCCGTATGCTTATCAGCAGCAGCAACCAATCCCCACACGCGCTATCGGGCGTCAACTACGGCTACGTGTGGACATGACAGACGCTATGGCAGAGTTAGGAGAAGTCCGCTTTGACATCGCTAACAGAGGGACAGGGGGCCGCTAATGGCGCAGAAGCTACCACCTAACCCTGACCAGTTCCCTAACATAGGGCAGTGGGCGCGGTCTATGTACACGTTCTTGTCTGGCGGCAACCGCTTTGAAGAGGTCAACAACCCGTTACCTGTGCTGCTGCCACACAGATCGCAGAACGTCATGGAGCGAGCGGCTACTGATGGGATCATGCTCTATGATCCAACATTAAAAACCCCTGTTTATTCAGTGGATGGAAGGTGGGAAGCAATGAACACGGACTATAACATACAGTTAGCGCTTGGTAACATTCCTAACGCCTACTCAGTCGAGAAGTTTGGCCGTAACCTTGATATTGACACGGGTACGGTGCCCGAAGATGTATGGAACGGTAGCCAGCTTTATACAGGCTTCCAAGTTGGCGCAGAGGCGGCAGCAGAAGTCGTCAGTTCTAGCGCAAGCGACACAGGCACGGTTTACATTACTGGCCTACGGACACCTACATCAACGGAATATGAAACGGCAAGCTACACGCTAACAGGCACGACGCCTGTTTCTGTTGGGTCATGGTGGCGGGCTAATAGTGGCTACTACGACAGCGGCAACGATACGACATTCAACATCGGCACAATCACAGTTCGTCAGGTGGCGACACCTGCAAACATCTACATCGCTATGCCTATCGGGCAGAGCCAAACCACTATCGCTTGCTGGACTGTTCCGTTTGGATCGACGGCAGTGCTTCGTAAGTTAGATGTGGAAGTAAGCCGAGCATCTGCCTCAGCGACCATTAAAGGCGCATTGTGGACAAGGCGGATTAACGAAAGCCCACGTTATCAGTTCCAATTTATACGAGGAAACGCTGTTGCTTCGCCACCGTTTGAGCCGAAATCTGGTGTGGTGTTCCCAGCGCAAACAGACATTTCTGTGCAGATCGTGGAAACTTCTGCCAATAACATCGAAGTGTTAGCGCGGTTCGGGTTGGCGGTCTATAAGGATGCATGATAATGACACTTGACAACCGTTATAAAGTGGTATATGGTGTTAGCACCTCTCCCACATTAATGTACGAGGTGTTCTGATGAACGCACATAATCCCCCCGTTGAGGGGAACACGTCTAACCTAGCAGGCGACGTAATTACCCTGATGCACGATCTACTTCGCTGGCAAGAACAGATCGAAGCCGCTATGGCCCACGTAGATAACCAGTACACATTCAATGACATTGTGGCTAGTATCATGCGCGGAGAGCGACACTTCTACAAATATGACCGATGCTGCGTTATCATGCAGTTCGAAGAGTATCCAGCCTATAGCATCTACCACTGCTTCGTTGCATGTGGCGAGATGCAGGCAATCAAGGACGCCGAGAAAGACATGAACGAGAGAGCCAAGGCGCTTGGGTGCAAGTACATGGCTATCTCTGGTCGGGTTGGTTGGCCAAGAGCACTGAAAAATGACGGTTGGAAGCATGTGCTTTCCATCATGTACAAGGAGACCTACTGATGGGTAGCGGAAAAGGTTCTACACAGACAACGGAAGTAAAACTACCAGAAGAGCTACAGCAAGGCGCTGTTGGCACTCTGGGTGCTGCTCTGCAAAGCGCATCGCTTCCATATGCCCCTAACCGAGGGGTAACTATCGCTGGGTTCTCTCCGCAGCAGGAAGCTGCCTTTCAGGGCGCTAACGCGGCATCTAGCGCCTTCGGTCTAGGCACTGGCGCTGGCGGCTACATGCCGCAGCAAGAGATAGGCGCTGGCGGGGTGAAGGGCTACAGCACAGGAGCTTTGTATGATCAGAACGTAGAACGCTCTATGTCAGAGGCAGACCAGCTACGCAGGTCTCGCTTGTTAGAGAACTACGGCACCATTGGCGACACTATCCTCAGCGGCAAGACGCTAGGCGGTGTCAATCTATGGGGTACTCAGGACGGGACAGGCGCTACGAGTGGCAGCGCTGGCAAGGCTGCTCCGCAAGGTGGCGGCGGCGGTGGCGGCGG